ATCGCAACTCAAAGGTAATCCACCACTAGCGCACAGCTTCGAATACAAATCCGGAAACTCCTTTTCAAAAGCCCTGGGAAAAGTGTGAAACATTCTAGGAACTAACTTCGTACGCATTCTTCTGAATGGCATACCGCCCTGTAATGTAAACCATGCGTTTCGTACTGTCTTGACCAATGTCTGCTCGACTCCACTCACAACACGCTCTCCGAGGACTACTCGGCAACTCCGAACCCAAGCATCAACAAGATACTTAGGAACGAAAATCCGGCTTTCAATCAATTCAGGCGTGCTCAGATAATTGTGAATAAAAGATTCCATGATAACACGTATTGTTCTGACCTTTACGCAAAACTTTTAGGTAGGGAATAATTTTTGGGATCTTGTCTGTAGACCGCAAGCTCTTGCTTACGAAGGTTTATCACCTGTTCCTCTACAGTAGTCCTATACAATATTTTATCATCATCACATTGTTTCTTAAGAAAATGTTTATCCTTTGCTGAAATAAAATTAGCACCTAAATGAAGAACTGTCCAAAGCATTGAGGTGACTTTTTTCCTTTGAGTATCAAATTCTTCTGTTTTGGTTAAAACTTCCATTTTAGATAAACTAAAATATGAATCAGATGATTCAAAGTTAGACTGCACAACGTTAATTTCGCTACGTAATCTATCAATTGCTTCAATCTCTACAACCTCAGCCAGACTTAAACCATAACCTGAATATTGAATTTCACGCGTCAAATTGGTAACTAGAAAAGAGTCTGCAGCTCGCAGAACGATTTGAATTTCACCACCAAGCTCATTCTTATTACGAATAAAATCGGAACATAAGGTTTCATAGTCCCCATGTGAGATCTCAGGTGCATCGAGTAAAGTTTCAATCTCGAGACACTCATCCTTAAGAAATGGAAAAACATAACCTAGAACACAAACCTTATAACGAAGACGTAACCTACTATTATGTTCAGTGTTTATGCTATCTTTACCAAAAGTAAAAGGTAAATCAGGCAAAACTGACTGTAAATAAGTAACAGGATTCGAACCATCAATAGGCAGATCTAAGAAGCCCCTTGCATCCAGACTAATTCTAGATGGGTGCTGCCAAAGTTTTGAAAAAGAAAAATCAGTATGTGCATTATTTTGTTTCATTACCTCTGCAATAATCTTCATTGGTTAAATTGTCCTGTAAACAAGACCAGAGAATGGGAAGTTAGCCCATAAACTGTGCCGG